TCCGCGATGATCTCCTCGACGTGCTGTTCGCCCAGCACCCGGTCGGCCTCTTCGATGGCGGACAGCGGACGCGGGAACTCCTTGGGGGGCTTCTGCCGCTTCACCGGCTTGCCGTGCTTGTCCGTGGCGACGGGCATGGACGCCAGCAGCGCCTCGACCTCGCCCAGCCGGTCCGCCACCGTCGCCAGCAGCTCGGCGGACGTGTCCCACTCGTCGGCCGGGGGATGCCACCGGCCGCCCTTACCGGCGGCCCGCGCCTCCCGCTGCGCGCGGGCCACCTCGAGGGCGATCTCCGGGTCGTTCTTCTTCGCCAGCACGTACCGGCTGTTGCGGGGCAGGCGGTCCAGGATGACGCGGAGCCTGCGCCACGAGTGCACCCCCCGAAAGAAGTCCAGGAGGTCGATCCCGCCCCCCGGGAGGGTCAGCAGGTCGTACTCGATATCCTCCCCGTAGCGGTCGACCTCGGGGAGGAGGCGCATCATTCCCCCAGGTTCGCCGCCTGGAGGCCGTAGTGGTTCATCACACCGGCCAGCAGCCGGGCGCGCACCGTGAAGGGCAGGGACGCCGTCGCGGTCAGGAGGCGCACCGCGTTGTCCTCCCCGAAGATGAGGACGAAGGCCGCGTTGTCGTCGCCGCGCCGCTGCGCGTCCGTCAGCGCCTCCATGGTGTCGCCGTCCGGGCAGGGGACCTCGACGACCTCCGGCTCGTAGCCCTCGGGCAGGTCACCCTCCGGCGGGGGGAGAGGCTGGAGGTACGTCTCCATGCCCTCGGTGGCCTCTTCGACGAACCCGTTCCAGGTGGGGTACTTGGGGCTGGACGGGTCGTTGTCCTTCACGAGGTGCGGCTTCCGGGTGGGGCGACGTGCGGCCACGTGGGCTCCTTCATGGGGTGTCAGGGTCAGACGTTTGGAGGGTACCCCCCGCCGGTACTAGTGCGAGCGCAACGAGCTGACAGTGCGTACGCAAGGGGTGGCGCAAGTGGTGGCTTGGATTAGTCAGCCGATCCGGCTGCGGACCTACGAAGAGTCAGACGGAAGCCGGGCCTGACCTACGAACAGGTGGGTTACTGGCGCGTATTCCTACGATCCCGACCACGGGCCTATCGCAAGGACCCCGGGGTGGTTATGCGCAAGTGGGGGTCCAGGCCGACTCGGGGCCGCTCGTGGCGCGCTCGCGCAAGGCGCGGTCGCCGGCGAATCGTCGCACAGGTGTACGGAACAGGGGGGGTATGCGGGGAGGCCCGCCACCTTCCCAGGTGACGGGCCTCCCTACGTCTGGCGTTGCGGCCGGTGCCAGCCCCGGGACCCCGCGCGCTACGGACCCCCCTGGAGGGTCAGGTCCGGCGCGCTCCGCTCACCCCTCCGGGGTGGCCGCACCGGACAGGGGGCCGCCGCTGGCGACGGTGCCCTCCCCGGCAGTGTCCTGGAGCTCCTCCGGCACGTCCTTCGGCTTCTCCGTGCCGTACCCCCACGCCCGCAACTGGACGGCCTCCACGGCGTCCACGTCGCCGGTGACCGGGTACTCCGCGCCGGTCTGCTGGTGGTAGTAGACGACCGTCTGCGGGCCGTCGCTGCTCTCGCCTCTGCGAGCCATGGTGTCTCCCTCTCCGGTGCTGTGAGTGGCGGCCGGTCAGGCGGCCCGGGTGAAGCCCATCGCGGTGATGAGCGAGGTGGTGAAGCCGGGGCCGCACCAGAACGACCGCTGGCTGGTGCCGAAGGTGGCGTCGACGTCGGCGGAGAGGGTGACGCCGTACGAGATGGGGTCGCCGTCCGACCAGGAGATCGCCTCGACGTCGGTGAGGATCGCCTTGGGCAGGAACTCCGCGTGGTACAGCGTGTTGGCCCCCTGCCCGTCCTTGCCGATGGCAAGCACCCGGTAGTACGCGGTGCCGGGCGCGGCGGGCTGGTCGAAGTAGAGCTCGTTCTTGGCGGCGGGGACCGTGGTAGCCGACAGGTCGATGCCGTAGTAGAGCTCCCACACCCGCTTCTTGGCCTCGAGCATCGTGAAGCCCAGGTTCAGCGTGCGGGACACCGCGTCGCGCCGGACTGCGGTGCCGTACCCGTACGCCCCGACCTCGCTGATGTCGATGGCGGGCGTCCAGGACGCGCCGTCGTCCTTCGACGTCATGCCGACGCTCTTGTAGACGTCGGGGATCGTGAGCTGCGTCCCGGCCACGTCGGAGACGGTGGTCAGCGTCGGTGCGCTCGGGTACGGCGCGATGAAGATCGCCATCTCGAGCATCTTCCTGATGAGGGCGTCGTTGTGCCCCTTCAGGTTGGTGAAGGTCCCGGTCACGTCGGGCATCGGGTCCGTCCTCTCAGTGTCAGCCGGTCGCGGGTCGCGGCCGGAGCTGGATCTCGTACGTCCCGATGGTGCGGGGCACCGTCGGTGACCACGCCAGGAAGTACGGTCGCATCATGACGTTGACCGCGTCGATCCCCTGGCCGTCCACCTCCGCAGCCGCCAGGCTACGCATGAGCTCGACGCTGCGGGCCGTCAGTGACCACACGGCGGAGCGGGTGGCCGCGAAGCAGTAGAGGTCGACGCGGGGGTAGGCGGTGACCTGCCCGTCGGCGGTACCCGCTGCGGCGATGACCTGGATGAGCGGCAGCCCGGACTCGAGTGGGGTGGGCAGGTCCGTGACCACGCGGAGGGTGCTGTCGAAGGCCTTGGCGTGCCGGACCACCAGCCGCTCCTGGTCGACGAAGGGGAGGACGCTCACGACTGCGCCACCCGGCCCAGGATGCGCCGCCGCTTGGTCACGGAGTCCCCGAATTCGACGCGGGCCGACAAGGCGATGCGCGCGTAGGGGCGGCCCCGGGGGCGGGTGCCCTCCGTGGTGATGATCGGGTCGGTGACCCCCTCCGCGCGGGCGATGCTGGCCGCCTGCTGCGCCTTGCGGTCGCGGACCTCCTTGATCTTCCGGCGGACCGCCGGGGACTGCGCGACCTGCTGCACCCACAGGTACCGGGCGGTGGGCATCAGACCAGCCTCCGCAGCAGCACTTCGATGGCCTCGTCCCACACGCCAACCTCGCCCACGATCTCCCACCTGCGGCCCTTGTAGGTGCCGTCGGCCTGTAGGACCGGCTCGGAGATGATCGCGTCAGCGGCAGCGATGTCGGTGGGCAACTGGCGGTCCGACGGGGGCACCAGCAGGTTGGCCCCGGTCACGGCAGGCGAGCCCCGGTCGAAGGGCTCGGAGGACCGCGCCGGGGTGAGGCTGCACCAGCGCAGCTCGCGGAACACCCTGCCCTTGTGCGGGTTGCCGTAGTCGTCGGCCTGCGACCAGTCGGCCACCGACTTCTCGAGGACGATGAAGTGGTCGCCCAGCTTGAGGCTCACCCGATCCACCGCCACGTGCCCGGGGGCTGGTAGTCGAGGGGGTTGGGCCGGGCCGGGTCCGGGTAGGTGCCGGGGAGGGGGTACGCCCCGGTGGGGGACAGCCTGGCGCGCCGGTACCGCTGCCGGATGCGTGCCCTGATCGCGTCCCTCTGCGGGGCCATGGGCCACGAGCGGCTGGTGGGGCCAACGGTCTTCTGCGCCAGCGACTCGGGGTTACTCGCCAGTAGCGCGGCCAGCTCGAGGGCACCGGCCCACAGCACTTCCGGCAGGGGGTCCGGCAGCACCTCGAGTTCGGTGTCCTCGAGCAGCCACGCCCGGACGAGCAGGATGACCATGTCGACCTGCTCGTCGGGGAGGTCGTACTGCGGCAGGAAGGAGCGCAGGTCCCGCCGTGTCAGGTTCGGCACCTGCGCCCCCTCCCGTTACTTCTCGCTGGCCTTCTTGACGACGGGCGTGGTCTTCGCACCCTCGTCGTCGGCGGCCTTCTGCTGCTCGGTCTGCACGACCTCCTCGCGCTGCTCCTCGGAGGCACCACCGGCCCGGACGCGCCCGGCACGGCCCTCGCGGACAGCGGCGGTCACCCCGTTGCCGGTGCCGTCGTCGAGGAGGGCCTGCGTCAGCCCGTCGTCGACGACGCCGTCGTCGCCCTCGCCCTGCGGGTCCGGCCCGCCGTCACCCTCGCCGTGCGCGGCGTTGGAGTAGCGCGGCGAGTCCGTCGGGGTGAAGCCCTCGGCGGTGTGCACCGTGAGCTCCTCCGTCGGGATCTCGCCCTCCGCCACGTCCGCCAGGGACAGCGCCCGCACCTGCTCGGCGCGCCTCAGGTCGTCGGGGAGGTTGGCGAGCGCCTGCTCGTACTGCGCCCGCAGCGCCGCCACCTGCCGACGCTGGAGCTCGCCCTCCTCGGCCACGGACCCCGCCAGGACCAGGCGCTTGGCCTGCGCCTCGTCCAGCTCGAGGATCTCGCCCTGGTAGTGCCGGACGAAGGTGAACACCGGGTCCTGGGGACCCGACGTCGGCTCGTCCCAGCGGAGGTCGAGGAGCTCGTACCTGCCCGCCTTGATGCTGTTGATGTCGACCGGCTGCGTCATGTGTCCGGCTCCCCTCAGATGCCGTTGATCCAGCACGCGGCGAGGGGCTGGTCGACCCCGAGCACGCGCTTGCGGGTGGTGTCGGACCGCCACGACTCCGTCGGCCCACCGTTCGGGCCGTTGCCCTCCGGGTACATGGGCGTCGCCTCGAGGGGGCGGGTGTCGGACCGCAGCCCGAGGATGCCCCGCTGGAGGACCAGCGCCTTGTTGGCGGGCCAGCCGAAGCGGGTCCGCAGCGCCGTCAGCCCCATGAAGGTGCCGGGGAGGCGGCCGGTGTACCGAATGTCCTCGGCGGAGTTGGCCCCGCCCGCGTACACGGAGAGGAAGTCGGTGTTGTTCATCAGGACCGGCGTGATCGCACCCGGCATGATGATGGTGTCCGGCTCGAAGCCGAGAATGTCCTCGGTGGTGGCACCGGCCGGGACAGCGGAGGCGATGACCTCCATGGCGCTGGCGGTGTCGTACCGGGGCTTGCCGGTGGTGCCCCACGTGGCCGCAGCGGTGACGCCGGGGATCGTGGTGGACAGCAGCAGCGAGCGCAGCGCCCGCTCCTCGGCCCGGACCATGGTGTTGCGGAGCTGGATGAGCTGCCGCGCCACCTCGTCGAAGCGGTTCTCGTCTCGCATCTCGCGGGAGACCCGGACGCCCAGGCCGCGCTTGACGCCCACGGCCACGCGGGGCGATCCGCGCTGCCCCACGCTGACCGGGATCTCCGCGTACTCCGCGATGTCCTCGGGGTCGCCCGCCAGGAAGAGGGGAGTGCCCTCCTCGAAGACCAGGACGCCCGCGCCGTTCCCGCCCGCGTCACGGAAGATGACGTCGGTCAGGAAGGAGTTGTCCAGCATCTCGAGGATGCGGGCCGGGATGAGCAGCGGGTCGCCGATCAGGTCCGCGACGGTGGTCGCGGAGGTGTCGGAGACCGAGCCCACGGTGAACTTGGCCATCGGTGTCTACCTCTCCCCTCAGATGCCGAGCCGGACGAGGCCGACCTGCCCGGCACCCGACACCCCGTTGGGGGCGGTGCACCGGCCGACGATGGTGCGCGCGTCCGGGGCGGCCCCGGCGGGGGTCACCTGACCGTTCGCAGCGCAGATGACCGCAGCACCGAAGGCGCACGCGGCGGCGAAGACCACGGGCACCTCGACGCCCGCGTAGGCCACCGCCACGTTCTGCGGGGTGATGTTCGTGTTGAGGACCGGCCGCCCGTTGACGGTGGTCGGCTCCGTGACGAGCTGCTCCGGGGCGATGGAGTCCTGGAGGGCCACGCCCAGGAAGGTCGTCGACCCGGCGGCAGCCGGACCGATGCGTCCACCGGCACGGGCCTCGACGACCTGCCCGCCGGACACGCTGACACCAGCGGCCGGGACGTAGGTACGAGGGCCGGTCTTGGTGACCTGCACGACGGACGGCATCAGACGATCCCCCTCAGAGCGGCGTAGTGCGGACGCTCCCGCACCTTCGCCAGGTCGATGTTGCCGGACTCGACCTCGTCGACGCTGCCGTCGTCGCTGCCGAGCTCGGAGGTGGGCACCAGGCCCGGCTCGAGGGACGCGAGGACGCCTTCGTACGTCTCCGGGTCCAGCTCGAGGTTCGTGAGGTAGCGGTCCTTGTCGACCGCCCGGATCTTGCCGTCGCGGAGGGCGGCGGCGACCAGCCCCTCCCGGCGGGCCTTCTGCTGCTGCTTGTGCGCCTCGACGCCCTTGGCTGCGTCGCTGCGGAGCTGCGTCAGCGTGCCCTCATCGATCATGGTCACGCCCGGCGGCAGCTTGGCCGTCGTCTTCGCCGTCTCCTGCGCGTCCTTCGCCTTGACTGCCTCGAGCACGTCACCGATGGTGGCGTCCTCGTCCAGCCCGAGCTCGGTTCGCAGGGTGGCGAAGTCCTCGTCCGCGATCTCCACGGCACCTCCCTGTGGGTTGTCCTGCTGCCCACCCGGCCGGGCGGGGGTCTGTGGTGCCGGTGCGTGCGCCCGGCCCTGGTAGCGGAACAGGCGCGCCGCCGCCGACGTTCGCAGCATAGCCGCCGCCTGCGCCGTCTCGGCATCGTCGCTGTCCTTCGCGGAGAGGCGGTCGGCCAGCCCCGCCTCGACGGCTTCCTCCGCCGTGTACCAAGTCTCGGCCTGCATGATCTCGCGCCAGGACTCCGCCGTGCCACCGGCCTTCGCCGCGTACACGGACGCCATGCTGTTGGAGAGGGAGTCGAGGCGGGCCGCGTCCTTGCGGAGGGTGGCCGCGTCCCCCCAGGAGAAGATCGACGCGTCGTGGATCATCATCTGCGCGCCCCGGCCCATGACCACGTCGTCCCCGGCCATGGCGACGACGGAGGCGGCGGACGCGGCCAGGCCGTCGACGTACACGGTCACCTTGGCGGGGTGGTCGAGGAGCTGGTTCATGATGGTCACGCCGTCGAAGGCCACCCCGCCGGGGCTGTTGAGGTGCACCTCGATCTCGTCGACGTTGCCGATCTCGTCCAGGTCCTTGGCGAAGGACGCTGCGGACACGGCGTCGTCGTCCCACCAGGACTGCCCGATGTCGCCGTAGATGCGGACCACGGCCTTGCTGCTGCCCGCCGACATGGTGACGTCGTACCAACGACGCGGATCTCTGGTCACTGCTGCCCCTCCCACACGATGCGCGTCGAGCCGCCGTGCCCGTGGATGCGTTCCACGGACTCCATGCCGCGCTCCCAGTTGACGAACGACGGGTCCTCCGAGCACCAGCGAATGCTCACGGTACCGTCCGGCCAGCGGACACCCCACGCAACGCACCCGGTCCCGCTGATGCCGGACACGTCCACGAGGCGGTCCAGGTGGAAGACCTCCGGCCGGTCAGGCACCGGGCTCGCCTCGGTCCGCCGCCTCGGCCTCGTGCTGACGCTTCTCGGCCCGGATGCCCAGGTACAGCAGGAGGACGCCCACCGCGAAGACCAGGACCAGGCCGCCCAGCCCGATGACGGTGGGCCACACGTCGTTCACTGCTCGTCCAGCGGGGAGGCGGTGCCCCTCCGGCTGCGCGCGCCCACCGCCAGCACCAGGACCAGCAGCAGCACCACCGGCACCGCGAACAACAGCAGGGTCTCGATCACTCCTGGCCCTCCTGGGGCTCGTTGCCGCCGGGGGTGCCGGGCGGCGGAGGCGCGGCCCCGGCCGGGGTCTGCGGGTTGGGCAGCGGTGCCTTCGGGGGCAGCCCAACCAGGTTGCGGACGAAGGCGTCCAGGGCCGGGTCCGGGAAGATGGCACCGGCCGCGATGAGGGTCTGCACGGCGGTCACCACGGCCCCGGCGTTCTGCCCGATGGGGTCGAAGGTGATGCGGGGGGCCAGCACGTCCGCCCCGAAGTTGATGTCGACCAGGTCCTCGACGATGTGCTGCGTGGCGATCTCCGCGACGAACTCCGCGAGGCCCTGGAGGCTCATGACGAAGAAGTCCATGAAGGACGCGCCCAGCGCGTAGGACCCGGTGCCCTGCGCCTGCCCCAAGTTCATGAAGTGCGCCAGCACCGACGAGGCGATCTGCTGGTCCTGGTAGCGCACGAAGTCGTCGATGCGGGGGAGGGCACCCTGCACGCCCAGCAGTTGCATCGTCGAGCCGTACGGTGCGGCACCTCCCGCGTTGGCACCGGCCCGGTACGTCTGCGCCAGCGCGCGCCCGGCCGCCAGATCGATCTCGTCCTCGGCGGCGGTGTAGTGGGGGACGCCCATGCCGTTGCGGTCGATGGTCTGCGACCAGGTGCGGAGGGCCGCGTCCTTGAGCAACCAGTGCTTGTACGCGGCGCGCAGGAGGGACTGCCCCAGCCAGTTGCCGCCCTCCTGCTCGTGCACGTACGCCACCAGCCGGTTCACGGGCAGCTTGATCTCGGAGGGGTTGACGCCCACCGCCCGGGGCTTGGGTAGTGCCCGCTGGTAGATGGCGACCAGTCCGCCGTCGTCGGCCACCTCGATCTTGTGGATGGTCTTGGGCCAGCGGGGGGCCAGCTTGCGGAGGTGGAAGCGGCTGGTGCCCTCGTCGAGGCGGTACACCTGCTCGAAGAACATGTGCCCGTAGGTGGTGCACAGCAGCGCCCACCGGAGGTGCTGCTTCCACGAGAAGCGGTCCCGCTCGCGGGTGGCCCTGGGGGGTGCGTCCGTCTGCCCCTTGATGGGGAGGCCCAGGTTCTGCGCGACGAAGGCCACCACCTCGTCGGGCGCGTCCGCCGGGTCCAGCCGCCACGCGGCCTGCTGCACGGGCATGGTGACCGCGCGGAGCACCGAGCGCACCTGGGAGTCCTGCCGCCGCATCTGGTCGAAGACCCCCACGGACTGCGGCCAGCGCAGCTCGGGGGTCTGCTCCTCGAAGAGCGACGTCCAGAAGTGCGCCGTCCCCAGGCCGTGCCCGATCTCGGTGGGCGGCGGTGCGATGCGGCCCCGCGTCCCGGCCGTCCGACGGATGGGGGTGCTCACTGGCCCGCATCCAGGGCGGCCTCGCCCCACGCGAAGGAGCACCGGTCGCACCAGCGGTGCAGCCAGCCCGGCATCGCGTCGGCGTCAGGGAAGGCCCCCCAGCGGACACTCCGGTCGTCGTTGAGGTCAGCCGTCGACGGAACCCAATAGGTGCTGACCTCCGCGTGGCCGCACTTGGGGCACGGGGTGCTCGACGGGTTGCCGCTGAACGGCGGGAAGGTGGCGGGCTGCGTCATGGTGTCCCCTCAGAACCCGGCGGTGGCGACGCTGCTGGCTGCGGGTGCACCCCAGGATGGTCCTCCGCCTGTGGGTGACGGTAGCGCCTCCGGGGACGGGGGCGGGGACGACGGCTTGGCGAAGGCGACCATGAGGTTGAGCCCGTACCCGGCCAGTGCGGCGGCCACCAGCGGAGAGATGTCGCCGAAGCCCTTCCGGGCGAAGGCACGGGCTTCGCCCAGGTCCCGCCACCGCGCGATCTCCACGGCAGCGGTGAGCGGTGAGTCGAGGGGGGACGGGACATAGCGCCCTTCGTCGAAGTCGTCGACCATCGCCTGGCAGGCCCGCCCCATCTCGGCGATGCCGGTGACGATGGGGTCCAGCTTGGCCGCGTGAAGCTTGGCGACCAGAGATCCGGCGGGACCGGCGGCGTCCAGGACAAGGACGACGGGGTCCCAGGTGGCGAGGAGGTGGTTGATGGCGGGCACCACCCACTCCGTGCCCTGCCGGTGCGCCACCGTCTCCGTGCCCCAAGTGCCGTCTTCGTGCCATCCGGCAGCCACCAGAGAGGTTCGCCCATCTGGCGAGCGGTCAATGCCCAGCGCAACCGGATCGAGAAGCGCCTGACCAGACACCCCCCGCGACACGAACGTGGCCGCGTCGAACGGTATCTCATCGCGCTCCTCCTCGTCCGGGTCCGGCCACCAGTCAGGCGCGCACAGGTCCTCGACCAGGAACTTGCGGGTGCCCAGCGACACGATGTCGTCTTCGATGACCTCCGGGTCCAGCAGCACCCGGCCCTCCGCGATGCGCATGTTGAGGGACGGATTCGCCATCGCCCAGCACCGCACGTCGTACACCCGCTCGTCGGTGGGATTCAGGTTGCGCCCGTACTCGTCGCGCTGCCGGGCGGGGACGGACCACTCCAACAGCAGCGTGCGCTCGATGCCGTTGATGGCGTGCTTGCGGACCCCGGCCAGCACCATGCCGTTGGGCATGCTGTCCCCGTCGACGGGGGTGCTGGTGAAGATGACCTGCGCCGCAGGGGAGGTCTTGATGAGCGGCCGCAGCGCGGCCATCTCGCCCTCGGTCAGGTCGTACGCCTCGTCGCAGATGAGCAGGTCGCCGAAGAGACCACGCCCCGCGTTGTCGGAGCGGGTGAAGAAGAGGATCGACCGGCCGTCCGCCAGGACGATCTGCTCGGCTCCCTTGCCGTACTGGATGCCGCGCTCGCCGTTGCGGACCTGCGCCAGCAGCTTGGGCGAGTTCTTGATGACCTGCGCCATGCGCTGATGCGCGTCCGTGGCGGTCCGCTGCAACTGCGCCGTGTGGAAGATGCGCCGAGCCTTGAGCACGAAGAGGTGGTACAGCTCGATGATCAGGAGGACGTCGCCCTTGCCGTTCTGGCGGGCCACGATGAGGCAGGCGTTGGACGCCGCCCACTTCCACACGCCGTCCGCGCGCTGCCTCTCCGCCATGATCTCGACGACGGCCAGCTCCTGCCACGGCAGGACCATGCGGCCCGTCATCGTCTCGTAGAAGCGGCACGCCGCGTACCCGGCGGAGTCGTCGTCGCGGGGAGGGGCCAGCCACAGCCGGGGAGTCTGAACCCCGTAGACCCCTTCCGCGACGGCGGCGGTCACTGGCCCTGCCCGCCGCCCCTACGCTTCTTCCGCTCCTCCTCGAAGTCCGAGATCTCCTCGGGCTTCTGCTGCTGGCCCGGGTCCGCCGGGAGGACCGCAGGACCCGCCGCCCGCCGCGCCTCGTCCATGACAGCCCCAAGCTGCCGGTCCAGCGCCGGGAGGTACGCCGCGTTCTGCGTGGCGTCGTACGTCTCCGCCAGGTTGAGTGCCCGCCTGGCCGCCGTCCTCAGCAGCCCCGCCGGGGTCAGCGGCGAGTACCCCAACTTCTCGAGCTCGGCGGCCACGTCCGTCTCGGTGGGACCAACGCCCGGCCGGTCCTCGTCGCCCTCGTTGTACCGCCACCGCCGATAGGTCACAGCGCCACCCCAATCACCAGCCCCGCCAGCAGGAAGCACAGCAGGACCGCCAGCCTCCCATTCACGTCGGCTCGATGATGACGTGATTCGGTTGCTCGGGGATGACGAACAACGGGCGGCGGTGCCCCACCACGTGCACCGCCCCGTCCTCCACGTACACCTCGACGTCGTCCTCCGCCCGCCCCGTCGGCGACAGCCGGATGCGCGTACCCACGGGCAGCGGCGTGTCCAGGAACACGCCGCCGCCCGAGATCCAGGTATCGCTCACACCACGTCCGACCAGTACGTGTCCATCACTTCGCGCTGCGCCCGCCGCTGCTGACGCTCCCACCACCACCACGCCAGGCGGAACAGCAGCACCAGGAAGTCCGTCACCGGTCGCCCCCGATCTGCTTCCGCAGGTCCCGACGCAGCCACGGCATCTGCCGGTGCGCCCGCCACCCCACGATGAGGCCGCGCACCCGCCCCCCGGACAGGGCCACGTCGAACCAGCCGCCATCCTGCGTGCGGACATTCTGCGCCACCAGCAGCGCGCCCGGCCGCCGCTGACGCGGCCGGTACGTCATGAACCACGGCCCGAAGGCGGGCACCCACCTCACCCCAGGAACCCCCAGCCCGTCAGATCGTCGCACGGAGGCACCGACCGCAGACGCGGCGGAGGAGCCGTCGGGTACCGGCGCGCGTCCAACCGGCGCAGCCCCTCCACCGCCAACGACGTGGCACCGGCCGCCACCAGAAAGATGCCCACCTGCTCGCGGACCGTCGGCGGCCTCACTGCGCGCCACCCGAGCACGTCACCACGGCGTACTCACCCGTCGACGTGTTCTCCGTCAACACCTCGTCGCCCTCCCGGATGATGCACGAGATCGAGTCCGCCCCAGCCGCCGCCTGCGCCGTCAACGACACACTCGAGATCCACGAGTCCGGCAGCGCCAACTCCTCGGACCACGGCAGCACCGGCCCGTTGTCCTGCCGCTGCTGCAACTGCCCCTTCTCGTCGGTCCACGTGAAGGTGACGCTGTTCGCGGTCTGCGCCCCATCCGAGATCACCTGCACCGACACCGTCCGCAGACTCGCCGGGTCCGTCCCCTCCGACGCCTGATCGGCCGCGCTACTGATGAAGGCCACGCACCCCGCCAACACCGCCAGGCACACCAGCCCCAAAGCCAACAGCACCCACGGCCACTTCCGCTTCCGCCTCGGGGACAGATGCGGCGGCACACCACCCGGCCCGTACCCGTACCCCGGCGGCGGACCCTCGTGCCAACCGCGACCGTCGATGCCTCTGCTGCTGCTACTCACCACTGCCTCCAGGGTTGCGTCTCGTCCCCCCGGCGGAAGGACGACCTACACCTGACGCACGACCAGGCCACCGCGCCGTCAGGACACCAGTGCACCACGCGCATGCCGTCCGATGGGGCCGCACCACGAACGTATCGTGACGGCACAACGCCTGCCCCCTCGTCCCCCGAGTCGGCCCCGGACGGCCCCGGGCACACCTCGTCCTGGGATCGGATCGTGCCGTCACCATCGGGGGGGGACACCTGACTGAGCGGCGCGGGGTCAGCTCCCGCCCCCCCTCCAATTTTCACGGCCCCCCCTCGCGCATGCCTCCGAGCCAGTCGCGGGTGTGCCATGCGGCTGCGAGGCGTTGGCCGCGTGTGCCGTCGCCTCGGGATCGGTTGCACGTTGCGAGCATGAGTCGGTCGGCTCGCGTTCCTCCCTGGCTGCGCGCGATGGTGTGGTCGGCCTCCAGGGCCATGCCGTCCGCGTTGTGGGCTGCGTCCCGGTACATGGGGAGTGCGTAGCCCGCCCTGCGGCACAGGCATGCGGGTCCGCAGTCCTGTCCGACTCCGCATGGACATGGCGTGCCATCGATGTGCGCTGAGAGCAACCGTCTGCGTATGCGTTGGTGTTGCCATCCGAGTCCTGCCTCGGTCGTCGTTCGCTTGGCTCCACCGACGTTCTGCCTTGCCTTGGTGCTCATGGTCGTTGGTGTCCTGTTCCTGCGCTGCCAGGTCGTTCACCACGACCACGTCGTGGTGCACACACGATGCTCGTACACGAGCATCCGTGGGTTCTGTGCGTGTGCGAGCAGTCGCCATGTTCTCCTGACCTGCATGCCAGGCACATGGTCGTGTCGACGTCCAGGAGGGGGTCACGCATGGGTGCTGGTGTGCCCGTGGAGGGGGCACTGCTCGATGGGGGCGTAGGTGCAGGTGCAGGGGTCGGGGGTGGCGGCCAGCTCGTCCAGTACCTCCGTGAGCCCCTGTTGGCTGAGGGTGTCGAGGAGCCCGTCGAGGGCTGCCCCTTGGTTGGCGTAGGTGGTGCGGAGGGTGGCGAGTGAGGACACCATGCGGTCGATGGCGGCCTTGGTGCGCTGCCTCTCGCGGTACTGCGCTGCGATCTGCTGCTTGGTGTGGTCGCTGGCCTTGCTCACGGGGCACCTCCGGGGTCCCTGCGGGGGCAGTCGCAGGGCTTGGCGTGGGTGAGGGTGCCGACGCAGCCGCCTCCGTGGCGGGTGTGGCCGCAGCCTCCGCAGGCGGGCGTCGTTGGTTGCGCTCCGTTGGCTTCGGGGTGGATGCCGTTGGACTGTCCGGCGGGCCGCTGCGTGCGGGTGCCCATGACTTCGTTCTCCCACTCGACGAGCCAGGTGGGCACGTCAGGCGTCGGGGGCACGGTGCCGCCCTCCCTGGTGGCGGTGCGCGCCGGAGGCCGTCGAGCCGGTGGGCCGGTGCGCCCGGAAGTCGGGGCGGGTGGGTTCGGCTTGTTGTTCGGCGGTGGGCACGTCTTCGGCGGGTAGGGGCTGCCGGAACTGCGCGGCCAGCGGCCCGCTCTCGGGGTAGCGGCGTACGTCCCGCTGCCCGGGGTGCTCGGGTGCGTGGTGCACGTCCTCCATGGGCCTCTGCCGGAAGCGGCGTTCCAGCTCGTCGGGGGGCGGGGCCAGCGCGTAGGACACGGTGGGCGGGGGGACGGGGATGGGGGGCACCACCCGGGAGGGTGGGGGGGTGGTGTCTCGGGGGATGCCCAGGGTCTCCTTGAGGTCGCCCAGGGCGACGTCGGTGGCCTGCGTGGCTGGTCCCCGGGTGCCGGGGACCGGACCCTCGGGGGGCGTGGGGCCGGGCACGATGACGGGCGCGACGACGACTTGGGTGGCCCTGCGGTCGACTACGTCGGGGTACTCGACGTTGGCTCCGGGGACGCCGTGCTTGTCGAGGCGCTTGTGGATGGCGGTCACGTCCTCTTCGACGCGGCCGATGACGTCGTCGACGTCGCGCCTGATGCCGCGCCAGGACAGGAGGGACCCCACGGCTGCGCCCAGCATGAGGAGGACGCCGCCGATCCAGATGGCGTCGCGGACCCACGTGGGCAGTAGGTCAGCCAGCATCGTGCTCGTCCTGGTCTCGCAGGTCGATCTGCCCGGTGAGGACAGCGACCACGAAGCCGATGCGGTCGCGGCATTCGCTGGCCGCGATGATCTGTCGGACGTACGCCTTCACGGTGCCCTCCGGGAGCTTGTGGTGCGCGGCGATCTCGGCGTTGGTCCAGGCGCGGGTCATTGCGCGGGCCACGACGAGCTGTTGGTGGGGGAGGGGCAGGACCCGGCCGGGGGTGGCGGCGGGGTGCGGCCCTTCGGGGACGGGCACACCGTTGGCGGCCAGTATGTTGCGGGCCTCCTGCTCGGTCCACGCCCCTTGGTAGCGGCCTACCTCGACGATGTGCTTCCACGAGTGTCCCGCGCGGACCATGCCCAGGACGCGCATGGTGCGGACGGGGTTGGGTCCCAGGTTGCGGGCCTGAAAGTCGGGGATGGGCACCAGCCGGGCGCGGCCTTTGGCGTCGCTGCGGTTGACCAGGGGCAGGTCGCGGCTCACGCTGCCTCCTGCTGCCCGTACTTGGCGGCCAGCGCCCGAATCTTGGCGTCGGTGTAGTAGGGGAAGCGGAGGCGGGTGACGCGGCCGGTGTCGGCGTCCAGGAGGTAGCCGATGCCCCGGTGGCGGCGGGGGATGCGGTGCGCTTCCGCCCCCGCTTCGCGTGCGCCGCGCCCCAGGACCATGTCGACCTCGTCGGGCTCGACGACGCGGAGGCACACCCTGGTCGGGAAGAGGCCACGGAAGCCCAGCACCTCCTTGCGGGGGTCCTGGGTGCAGGCGATGACGGAGAAGCCGACGGCGCGGCCCATGCGGACCAGCAGCCGGATCGACTTCTCCACTCGCCGGCGAATGCCCGCCTCGGCGTCGGCGGTGAGGGACGCGATCTCGTCGAGGGCGACGACGACCAGCGGCTCGAATTCGGTGGGGTGGTGCACCCGCACCCCCAGGGAGGCCAGGGAGGTGGCCCGCCGTTCCATGAGGGCCACGGCCTCCTCGAGCATGTCGGCCGCGTCCTCGGGGGTGGTGGTGAACACGTCGAAGAGGGGGCGGCCGATGCCCAACTCCATGCCGCCCTTGGGGTCCGCGCCCCACAGGGAGACGGTGCCGTCGGCTACGCCTGGGGCCGCGCCCAGCAGGAGGGACCACAGCGCCGAGCCCTTGCCCGCCCCGGTGACCCCGGCCACCAGGATGTGGTTGCCCAGCAGGGGCAGGGTCACTTCCGCGCCGTACTCGTCTTCGCCTACGGGCACGTGCAGCAGGTCCAGGTCGCCGGGCACGGGCGGGGGGACCACGTACCGCAGGGGGTCGGGCTGCGGCCCGATGATGCGGGTGGTGCACTCCCGGCGGTAGAGGACCGCGATGACGGCACCGAAGGCGGCCACGATGCCCAGGGCACCGGCGACGGCCAGGAGGGCGGCGGGGCCGGGGCTCACTGCGCCTGCGGCTCGGTGTCAGTCCCCGCGACGCGCGGCTTGGCTGCCAGCCTGTCGATGATCTCGGCGGCCCGCCGGTAGTCCTCCGCGTCGTAGCCGCCCAGGTCGGGGTCGATGCGGCGGGCCAGGTCGTCGAGTGCGTGGTGCCAGAAGCGGAAGGGCTCGGCCACCAGGAAGACGAGCATGCTGGCCGCCGAGCGGGCATGGGTGGCCTTGGTAGAGGCCCACCCACGCCCGCGCATAGTGCCATTGTGCCCTGCGGCACAAGGTGGGGTGCTACGCCCGTTCCATGGCTTCCTGACAGGCGGTCGTCAGCAGGTGCTCCTGCTCGAGGTCGTCCCACATGGGGGACCAGGGGACCAGGGGGTGAGCCCCCTTCACCAACTGGTCGGGCCAGTACCTCACGTCGCGGTCACCACGGAAGCGGCCCAGGTTGTAGACGTTGGCTTCGGCGTCCCTGGCCCGGACCAGCGACAGCCCGAACTCGGGCCACCGCATCCAGTACGACGAGCCGAAGGGGTCGCCGGACCTCTCCCCACCTGACCCCTTCGCGGCGTGGTGCTCCATGAAGAAGGCGCAGCCGAACTTGTTGCGGAGGCGGCCGATGGCCTGCTGCACCTCGTGGGCCTCGACCTCGTACTTGTCGCCGTGCGCGTTGCTCATCTTGTAGACGGGGCCGATGCACAGCAGGTCGGGGTTGGTCTGTTCCATGACGCGTTCGAGCTGCCGGTACCCGGCGGTGGTGCGGATGTCGATGCCGTCGGGCTCGTTCCAGCGCCAGCACCGGCCTTCGGTCTGGAGCCCGTTGGCGGTGAGGGGTGCGTACAGGCCGCGCATGTTGCGGCGGACCAGGGACGGGGGGTTCTCGAGGTCGACCAGCAGCGTGCGCTTGGGGGGCACGTGGTAGCGGGGGAGGAAGGGGTGCCGTCCTCCGGCCAGCAGCAGCGCCAACTGCCTCGCCAGGACGCTCTTGCCGACGCCCTCTCCGGCGGTGATGACGCACCGGTCGGTGTGCTCGAGGATGCCGGGGATCACCCACCTGTAGGGCTCCACGGGCTCGTTGAGGAAGTCCTCCACGGAGGACAGGCCGTTGATGGGGGGCTCGCTGGCGACGCCCACGTCCATCAGCTCGGCCAGGGCGGTGTACGTCTCGCCCAGCATGGAGAGCAGATCGTCGGTGTCTCCCGCGCTGCCAGCCTTCTGCACCAGGCTGGTGCCCAGCTCCTTGCACTTACGGCGGACGGTGGCCGCCTCGATGGCTTCCGCGTACCACCGCAGGTTGGCGGGGAGCGCGCGGTGCTGCACGCACTCGAAGACGTACGGGGCACCTCCCACACCCGCCAGCTTCTCGCGCTTGGCGAGTTCTCTGACCACCTGGTCGGCTTCCGCGCTCTCGCCGTGCGCGGAGAGGGCGGCCCGGATAGCCAAGAGGATCGGCTGGTGACGGGGGTGGAAGTGGTGGGTGTCCAGGGGCAGCCGGGACACCAGACTCGGGGTCGTCAGCAGCGCGCCCAGCACGGAGCGTTCCGCGTCCAGGTCGTAGTCGTCGCTCATCGGGTGACCTCCCAGGACGGGATGTCGGCCCGCCCGCTCCCCCCCGGTACGAGCTGCCGCACCCCCGGCACGTCGTGCCGACCAAGTACTTGTTCTTGTTCTTCTTCTCGTTCGTCGGCACGTCGTGCCGCACCCTCGGCACGTCGTGCCGGGGGGGCTTGCGGCGGGGGTGCAGCCCGGAGGACGTACTCGCTCGAGGTCTGCGCGCGCCCCGGTCCGCCCTCGTAGAAGATGGTTCCGGCGGTGTTCGTCCACCTGCGGCGGACGCTGACGGCACCGGCCTCCTCCAGCCGCTCTACGGACGACCGGACCGTGCGGACGCTGATGTGCGCCTGCTGCGCCAGGAGGGTCTGACCCGGGAAGCAGCGGCTCATCTTGTCCGCGTGCCGGTGTAGGACTCCGTACACGCGCACGTCGTCAGAGGTCAGGCCGGGGTGGAACAACACCCACTCGGGGATGATTGCGAACAGCACGTCCGCGCGCAGAGGTGCCGGGTTGTGAGGCTGTGGCATGATGGTCCTTGTCCGTGTGATGGTGCAGGGTCCGAACCGCCGGGGAAGCGGCTCGGGGTGTGCTCCGTGTGGCGGGACCTCTGTGGTGGGGGTTGGGGACGTGCGGCCCCCGGGGAGTCTCCCCGGGGGCCGCCGCCATTCG